TGCATAAGATCCTGCAACCGCTTGTTCTATCCCCGTAGCTGTATTAGTTTGTCCAATCTGTTGTCCCATCCTCTGCGGAGTAACACCAACTACAGCAAAAGCTTCTTGCTTAAAGTGGTTAGCCAACTGAACCCTACTCATCAACCTTTCAGTCTGAGCTAAGTCAAGTTTCTGGAAGTGTTGGAAGTTTAATGCATTTTCTGTATTAGCAATACTGGTGTCTACCGGTAAGATAGAAAAGTCTTTCATTGCCGTGTATGCACGGGCGTAATTTCCTTTACCCCAGTCTTCTCCAAGAGAATGTTGTGGTAATGCGTTTTGATCTAATAGTATTACAGTTCCTAGTTCATCTACCAGGATGTCAGCAATCTGATTGTTAGTTAAGTTATAACCAATTTGGAAAGGCTTCATTAAGTCTACTAATGATGTAGACTTAGTATTACGATCAGAGAATACTCTACCTTCTACTGGAAGTTTACATCCGTATAATGTGGTATCACCTTTAAACTGAAATTTAATTGGCTTAATATTATTCTGATTAATTCCTAAGTATATTGGATTAACTCCACTATTATTGTTAGCACCTTGAAAGGTAGGTTGATTAGGTCCAATCTTTATACCACCCCATGTTTGATTAATCCATATCCATTCAATATGTTCACCAAAAATTAAAGTAGATCTATCTTTATTTTTTATTAACTGATTATTGTATATTGGTTTATCAGTTACTTTATATGTTTCATCTATGATATCAGTAGTTACTTTACCACTCTCATCGATCTTAATAAGATGTCCAAGCATACGTTGTGACTTCCAATAAGCTTGAGTTACTCGAAGCATATCTTGTGTTCCTTGCTCTTGATAATCTTCAGACTCACCTAGAACCCATTCTACGATGTCACCATTGTTGCTTGTGAAGTTATCACGCATTGAAGTATATTGACGCATCGCTAAAGATGGCCCTTCTACATTCCAAGCGTGACTTCGAGTTGCGTCATAGAAAGTGCCATCGTTCTGATAACCGCCCATTGGATACACAGCAGATCTAATTGGAAAATGATACTGTAAAGAAGCTAATTGCTCTTCAGTCATCTTCCATCCAAACTTATCGATCACGTCTGAGGTGGTCATCATCTCAATTTTCCCAACAGAGTTCCCCTGGGAGATGTATCTGCATTCTGGAGATTTGTGGTAGAAAGTAAGTACTGGATTCCAAAGCTCTAAGTCATAGTCATCCTCATACATATTGTAATGCCAGAATTCTCTATCAGCAATCAACATATCTTTAAATGCTCTTTCCTCAAGCTCATCCATATGAAATCTCTCTTCATCCACAAGCAGTTGTTTAGATGCCCATTTCTCTACTAAGACTTCGTAGTTTTTAGAGAAGAACTCTTCTAACTCAGGAAGCGTTTTTAAATTTTCTATTGATGTTTCTTGTGCTAGTTGTTGTTGTATTTCTGGATCATCAGGATCTGCACCTGCCTCAATCATCTTAGCAACAAGCTTTTGTTCAGCTTTCTTCACTAAAACATCTTCTATGCTCTCACGCTTTTTTTCTAATACTTCATTGAAGGTATGTTCATCTACAGCTCTGAAACTAACTCGAGTGTTACGTTTAGCAAACTCAGCTGTCAATACATTAATTACATTTGGTATGATTGGATAGAACTTTAATTCTAATGCTCCTGGTTCATCATCAGCTAGAATGTCTACCATATCTCGCAGTTCGTTGTCCTGCTCAACAATATAATCACTCTTATCTATGATACCTTCAGCTAATTTGTAATTCTTCATCAAACGTCTAGCGTTGATGTTTAGCTGTTTTAAACCTTGCCATTCTAACCAGTCTAAATTCCAGGCAGCCCAGTCTTCATCTTTTTCTTTATATGGAAGAAACTGAAGTGGTTGAGTAGTGCTTTGAAAGCGACTGTCCTCAGCCCTGGCTCCTTTCTTTAGTTGTAATGCGTTTAATATTTTCATTTCATATGTTTAAATCCGGATCCTCTTTTTCGATATTTGCTGTTACTAGGTAACGTATTTTTGCCAATATTACGAAATGGGCTACTCTTTAATTTATGCAAATTTGGTGACATTTCCAAGTCTTTTCCTGTCTCATTTTCAACTCGCTTCATATATCCACGGTTTGCTTGTTGTATTTTTGCAAAGGCTACCAACGAAGCTAAACTCACTAATCTATCCACGTTAACACCATCTCTATAGGCTACCATTTCTTCCATAGCCATTTGATCAGGTATTCTACTTATGCCATAAACTTTCTTGATAATGTCACCAGCTTCGTTTGTTTCCGTGTCTATAACTTCAGATACCCATTCTACTAAGTAATTCAGTAAGTGAGTTTTAAATATAGTTCCTACATTTCGCCAACCATAATCCTGAAATACTGACTGGTTAGCTGATAGTTCTTTTAGAAAGACTACCTGGTTCTTAGGCACTAAATATTTTTGCTTTCTTTCAGCAATCATATACTGAATGAAGATTGAAATGTTATTCTCAATAAGTGTCCAGGCATTATACCATTCAATAAGTAATCTTAGCTTTAGATGTGTTTCATTTATATCGTTAAATCTACCACACCAAGCTGCTACAATCTTGTCACCTTCAACTATATTTTCTACACCATTTTCAGTAATTCTAGTTACTTCAATAGGATTTTTATAAATGTAAATAGAACATAATGATTCAGATGTGATAGTTTTACCTTCACTAACTGGATCAATCGATCCGTAGTAAGTTCCCCAAGCTGGTTTCTCATCTGGTCTTTCCCATACTACGATAGCTCCTGTTTTATCCTCGAGTTTTGGACTTACAGGAAAATCTGTTATAGGCAAGTGCGTTGCTTTTTTTACAACCAAGACACCCTCTAAATCTTCTTTCAAATCTATAAGTTCAAATGGATAATCGTGTTCTTTAATCCTTCTTGTCTGATCTGTTACAAGGTTCTGAGGAAACTTAGATATGTCTCTATGAGCAAATCCTTCTTTAATATTTCTTGGATGCTGAGAGATCCTTAATTGATATAGCTCAGGTTTCAGTTCTCTCTTCCACTTTGCAAAGGTAATGTCTAATGATGCTAACGCTGCTACAGGATCAGAGTTACCCCATTTATCTATATGTGGTGGCATACCCCATTGTTCTGGAATAAACAAACCACTTTCACCAAGAATACCCGTTTCATCTATTAAGTTACTTATAACAGGTTCAATACCATTTACTACTGGATTGTATGTAAGTTCTTTAAGTGGTTCACAATCTTTTAGTTTACCAACAGAACCTGCAGCAATGAATAGTCCTGTAGTAATCTCTCCTGCGTTAAGTGCAGGTCTAATGAACTCGAAGGTCTGATCAAGTGTTGGAGCAATTCCTGCCTCTTCATAGAAGAACATTCTACACGGTCCACCAACACCCTTTGTAGCTGATTGTTCAAAAGACATTCCTGTAAGCTTACCTTTAGAACCTACTGTCTTTACCCTGCCTTGTTTGGTAACTTCAATCTTCTGTTGCCAGTTCTTAACTTTGTTTGGATTCATTGGTCGGTACCATCCTGTATTAGCATTCAAGAAATCTCGATACTCTTCAAAGAATGTCCAGGTACCATCACCATCTATGTGCCTACTTTCTGAAGCACCAATCTTTAAGGTTACTCCTGGCTCGAACCATAGCTGATTAATAAACTTAGCTGCGTGGAAGTAGGAAGAGGCAATCTGTCTCTTCTTAAAAATGGATGCGTGATTATAGTTCAGTTCTGCTTTTAGTTCATATAACGCGATATGAAGTTGTACATCCCATACTTCAGGAAAATCAAAATCTTTCTTGATCTTATCGAAGATAGGTAGGAAGTTAATCCACATATAGTAATCTCTTGGCAGGTACCATTCCTTACCTTTACCATTCTTGTAGATAGCGCCATTCCGACACTTAAGTTTTTCAAAGTCCCAATAGATTACATAGTCTCTACTCCTGAAGGGAGCTATACAATAGATATCCCCTTGTGTTCTAAATAAATGCTTTTGTTCATTGAAGGCATTAGTAGTCTCATCAAAGTCATACTTACCTGGTTCTTTAAACTGTTCTGTAATGTATACAGTAAATTCTTCTCGAGTATCATATACAGTAGTAGACCATACACCAGCATCCCAAGTAGGTATTTCTATAAATGGTTTATTCTTGATCATATGCTAATGATTGGTCACCTCTTACGTGGAGGGCTTTTTGTTCGTCTTCTACATCCTTAGCTACACCTTTGTAGGATTTCCGAATCATATCAAAATCTTTTGTCATAGAACGGATTTGACCAATGTTACCATCCTTACCATCTGATATCGCCGCCTCACTCAGATAGTCTGCAATGTTATCCATCGCCATTTTTATACCTTTATGAGCTCGAACAGTTGGTGTTGTATATAACCTTTCCGTTTTCTTTAGTGCATCAATAATAGCATCATCCTCCGCATTAAACTTAAGTCCATCAAGATCGTGAATAATAGTTTCTTCAACGTCCACATCCTTCATATTGAAGTATGGATTATCTGGCCCAGGACACTTCATATAAAACAGGTACTGGTAGACCTGAAGAAAGTGTTCAGGATAGTTTTCCATTATATCTTTCAAGTATTTAATCACGTAACAGTGTTCAGTGGGTATTACTGTTTTATTTTCTATCTCAAATAATCGTATCATTTCTTTTTATTTTTAATGTCAGGATTTCGTTCTATGTACTTAAGCATAGCCTGTACTTCCTTTTTTAAATAAGGTACTGGATAAGGCACAACACTCTTTACAATCGGATCTCCCATATCATCGACAGCTACAATAGGATATCCATGCTCATCCTCAGTATCTTTCTCAAATGTAATATGATGGATCTCCATCTTTCCTGGTACTAAGTTATAGTTATGTTTTAACATTACGTACATGTATACACTAAGTTGCAATGCATAATGGTTAAAGTTACAATCCTCTAAATGCTTACAAGGTCCTAACATCATAGTTGTTTCCCCTTTCCAATTAGTGAAACCTTTGGTTTTAATCTCTTTATTAGTCTTGTAGTCAAATAAATCGATAGCTTGCTGCAGAACCTCTACTCTGTCTGCTTGGCCACAAATGGCAGCTGATTTTAAGTATACAAAATGTTCAGGATAGATACCAGGAACCATTGTTTGATCTGGAGAAAATTTAATACCATCTTGTTCAATGATGTTTATAATAGGAAGTTCCATACCGTTACGCTCAATGGTCTGACACATTAGTAATTCAGCCTCACGTTGATCGTGATACCAACTACCTAATTTAAGAGCACGGTTAGTTTCTCCTTGCCATACCTCTATGATTTCTTCTGGTGTCATTCCGTACCACTTGGAGTTTTTGTTTATGGAACACTTTTGTGCGATACCTTCCTGATCGAAAGGTTGCTTGAATAATCCTACAAGGCTAGTTACACTAAGCCAATCAATTTTATTATCACCTACGCTTTCGTATATGTGGTCAGCTG